AGTTTGATTCCCCCGAAGCATTCCTTGAAGGTAATGACAAGGATCTTGAGAAGATTTGGGGAATGCAGTATTCGCTGCGTGAGTTCACAAACCCAAGTCAGTTCAAGAGTTACGAGGATCTTTCTTCCAAGTTGAAGCAGGTTTTGAGTGGTTCAACTGCTGGCAAGGCATCCGTCGCGGAAGAGAGTGAATCCTCTTTTGAGAAGGCATTCCCCTCGAAGCCAAAGAAGGAGACCTTCGACTCGGACGAGGATGATGATGCTATGAGTTACTTTGAGAAACTCGTCGATGACGAATGATTGAAGTATTCGTGATGTGTGGAAGACACCCCTCTTGCGAGGGGTGTTTTTCATATAGTGTGTCTACTTCGCAGTCTACTCGAAGAAGGATCTATTGCTTTGGTTGGTCTAATGACAGTTTCACCAGCGTAATTGTTGTTCACTATATTATTATTGGTGTTCGTGATTGCAGTGACCATTCTTTGCTGTTTTTCTGCTTCTGCCATTTCTTTTTGTTCTTTAAAAGCTAGGTAAAGTTGTTCCATTTGATTGGGGGAAAGGTTCACATTGCCAGATTCTATCAAGTCAGAAAGTCTATGCATAGGATCCTTCTCCACCATACCGATTGTTTCTTGGATATCCATAGTAGGAGCAATGGATTCAGGATGGAAAAAATTCATTAATTTTTCAGAAAAACTCTTTTCTTCTTCTTTGGGTTGTGTTAATGTTGTTATTTGTTCCAAAGTTGAAATTACACCATCCGTTACTTTAGTCATCTCAGAGGAAAAAATATCCGACAATTGAGAAACTTCTTCTGTCATGACTTGAGTAGGGGAAGCACTCTTGGAACCCGTGTCACTGGTGGGAGACGAACTCTCACTATCGCCATAGACAAAATCATAAACACTTTGTGGTATTGCCCAATCGGGAACATAGTCCAATATTGCTTTCAGCACGCCCTTCACCAATCCCATCAAAGAATTCCATATTGCCTTACCGATATAACCTATTCCCTCCAACAAGGAGAATATTGTATTTTTTATCCAAGATACACCACTTTCAAATATACCCCGAGCAGCTCCGAATAAAAAGTACAATAAATCTTTAACCGCATCCCAAATCATCATCGGAAAATCCATAAACATAAATTTTAAGCCATTCAACATCAAGTTAGGTATTGTTTTTACAGAGTCCCAAATCGACACTGGAAGATCTATGTACATAAATTTTAAGCCATCCCACAACAACCCAGGAATTGTTTTCACATAATCCCAAATCATCATCGGAATATCTACATACATAAATTTTAAGCCATCCCACAACAACCCAGGAATTGTTTTCACAAAATCCCAAATCATCATCGGAATATCTACATACATAAATTTTAAGCCATCCCACAACAACCCAGGAATTGTTTTCACAAAATCCCAAATCATGGGCCCAATATCTATAAAAAATTGTGTTATGGGTTTCCATATTCCAATCAAAGTAGAACCAAAATTCTTAATAGTTTCCCAAATGTTTGCAAGCATATTGGAAACGGCACGACCCAAAGCTACGAATATAGCAAAAATTTTCTGCTTGAGAGTCTTGTCACTATCCCATATTATTTTCCAAAAATCAGAGAAAAATTCTCCAATCGCAACAAAAGGAGCCTTTATGATATTCCACAGGAAAGTGTAGTAAGCTGATATGTTGTCCCATAGAAATACAAAGAAGTCTCCTATAGCACCAAAGAAATCTGCTAGGAATCCATCTACCATATCAAAGTCCAATAAGCCAAAAGTAAGACCAGAAATAATCATGGATAGCGCGCCACGGATTCCTTTCATGAAACTCCCATCAGGACCACTAAATCCACGAACAAAACCGCGAATGGCATCTACCACTGCAAAAACTATGGTCAAAATTTGACCCAATCCTGGAATAGCTTTTGCTAGTGGTGCAAATTTTCCTATGAACCCAAAAAGTTTAAGTATCGGAGCGAAAAAGTTTCCGATTGTTGGGAGGAATGATAGCATCTTAAAAACAAACCCTATAATCTTTCCCATTACCCCAAACACATAATTGATTCCTGTACTCAAAGCGGCAAGAGGACCAGATAGTTTTCCGAATATCTTAAAAATATTCAACACACCACCCAAAACCCCAAATCCCTTGATCAACGATCCTATGAATGTACTTTCAAGCCAACTAAAAAACCCATCCACTGCCATATAGATCAATTTACTGACGATTGAAGTGACAACTTTTATTCCTTCCCAAATCATCTTCAGTAAGAACCCAAGAATTTTTCCTATAGTTTCTGTACTTACAAGTCCTCTTTGAATGGCCAAACCAAGTAAAAATACACCCAAAAGTATCTTACTTATTAGAGATATCTTTTCTTTTGGATCACCAATCAATTTTGCTAAATCTTTGAATGTGTTTTTAATTTTTTTGAAGAAATTGGTCTCCCCTCTAGCTTCTTCTAATTTTTCTCCCCTACTCTTTACTGTTTTTTCTTTTTCAACCAATGATTTTATTGCATCTGTTAATCTCGATTGGGTTTTCTGTTGGTCTTCTTTAGACATACTGTCCCGTATTGCTTCAAAACTTTGCTGTTCTGCCATCAATTGCATTTTCGAAAGTCTTAAAACTTCTTGTTGTTTTTTGTTTTCTTCGATTTGTTCGTCTAGAATTTTTTTACTGACCTTTTCCATCCCCCCCAAAAGCTCAATGGTCTGACTTTGGTAATTTAAGTCATTTTCCATTGCATCCAAAACCCCACTTTGAGCATTAATATACGAATTTAAATTGGGAAGTAAAGTCGATATAGCATCAACGACAGGTTTGGTTTCTGATTTGGGGGTTTCCGACTCCGATGTTTCTTGATTTGTGTCGATCTCGGTTTTTTGAGTTTCAATTATTCGATTTTCTTCTCTAACAGTGGTTATCAGATTTTTGATAGCCGAAGAATTTTCAGAAACCAAATTTGAAACAGTTTTGGACGACTCTTCTGTAAAACTTGCTGATTGTTTACTACTTTCAGCCGCTTCCTTCGCACTTTTGGCCGCTCTGTTTGCGGCATTAGCTGCATTTTTTGCGCTTTTGGAGGCACTCTCTGAGTTTTTTATCAGATCGTTTAGGTTTTTGTCTTGTGGATCTATTGCCAATTGAATACCCCCAATAGGATCAAAATACTATATTTATTTATATTTTGATCTTTCTTTTTCCAACCGTTTGTTTTCTTCCTCAATCCACTGCTTCAATAAAATCAGGTAAACATCCCTCTCCCAAGGCATCATTTCCTCTATAGATTCCAAGGAGAACTTATGATCATGCATCAGATTGAAGTTCAACTTGAAATAATTTTCCAAGTCCATATAGAGGAAACTAATCAGAAAAAATCAGCAATTCCACTCAGTTTCTTGGAGGAAACCAAACCACACGGACACTCAACCTCTAAGTTATAAGTCAATTTAGGCATTTCTTCAAAGAAGGAATTGATTTTCAGCATTTGATCTTGTGTCAAAGATTCTATGAATTCATTCAAATCTTGGTCGGTGAAATCCTTCCTTTGGTATACCTGATTCGGATCAAAAACCGAAACTATACAGTCTTTTATGATTTCCAGTGCGGAAAAAGGATCTTTTTCTTTGTTGGAGTTTTCATTTTTCAAAAGAACTTTGAACGGAGGATATCTAAGTTCCACCCCGACTTCTTTGGTCAACATGACCTTAGTTTCTTTTTTCTTCTCATTATTCTCTACAATTATATTTCTGAGGTCTAATCTAGTAGAAATTTCTGGCGAACCTTCACATTCCTCACACTTATACTTGAATTCACTATATTCACCGACAGATTTCATTCTTATGTGCAAAAATAACAGTTCAACGTCAAAAACTGGAAATTCTTCGACATTTATAGGCGGATTTCCTTCTTCCTGCATGATGCAAGAATTCAAAACATTCTTGATTGCATTGGAGACGTTTTTCTGATTCTTACTTTCATTTGCGAGGAGAAGAATCTTTTCCTCTTTTACTGTGAAGGGTCTGAATTGGATAGTTTTTCCAGATACCAACTTCAACGAATAATACGGAACCCCAATTTTTGGTAAAGCCATTTCGATCTCCTATAATTATAAAACGTCGTCTTTCAGTGGAGAAAACTCCAAATCAGTGATAGTTTGAAAATATTTATAACTAATCTCTACATTGAATTCCATTGCTGCAGAATCGTTTGATGTGGTCATTTGAACTTCACTTAAACTTATGGGATAACATTCAAAAAACTTGACATAATATATCTTTTCTCCAGACCCAGCTCCCTTTTTATTGTTACTTCTCAGTGAATCTGATATTCCTTGAAAATTATTACTGGATGCGAAGGGGGTTCCACCACCAAAAACTCCTCCTCCTTGTGGGGTATTGATGAAAGATCCTCCTCCAATCGGAGATCCGTTGAAAGTTGATTGCAAATCTGTTGTAGAAATATAATCAGTGAATCCCTCAAGGACCATTTGACCCGAAAAAGTTTTAGGCAAGACAAATAAAGTTATGTTGTTAAATTTCGCATATTCGTTGTAGTAGTTGGGTGTGTATGTTATCGGGTCTATCGCATAGTTCATCCACTTCTCGAAGAATTTTCTCTCCCATAAGTCTGGACCACAGTAAAAAGTCATAGGAAGAACTTGACTTTCTTCTCTATAATGAGCTATCTTTGTTACTACACTGGGTTTTTCAACAAAATCCTCTACTTTAATACTATGCTTCGGTAACGATGCAGATTTACACATAAATGAAATTTCTCTTTGGTCTTCACTGGTGAATCTTTGTCTATTTTCAAAAGGTAGTCTAGCAATATTTTCATTCAATTCTATCTTAACATAAAAATCATTGGTTCTAGCCAATCCTTTTTTCTTGAGTTTATTCATAAACCCTTCGTAAAGATCACCTTTTTGGTATGGGAGTGGTGAAGTCATTTTTGTTTCCTCTAGCTATTTGCTCTTCGATAATTCATGTGTCGTATTGTTGATTGATAAACCACAGATTTTGAAGCTTTGGGAAACAATCCATTTCCCATCATTGCGTATATTTTTATATGTCTTTTTGGGATCACTCGTACGGAATTTATTAGATTTATGTTGTATTTTCTATATATCGCTCTACTTGCAAACAACCTGTCATATCTCAATATGTTTTCGTAGGTAGCTAAAGATCTACTGTTGTAGGATTTTTCATTTTCGTCCAATTGTTGATAGTAAAAACTGAATATGTCGTTTATAAAAAGTTTCAATACACTCAGTGGATTGAGATAATTAAGATTGAATCCGTGTATTATTTTTCCCTTCCTTCCGAGTAAGTATATCAAAGGTTGTCTGTCATAAGAGGGGATAAACTTAGAGGTAGGATCTTCCTTATATCTGTAATTGAAGGTGTAAAAATTTCCCTTGAACCAAGCTCTGAAATTTTCGACACTCAATATGTCTTCACTCAGTTGTATTTTTTGAGGACCACTCAATAAATTTATCTCGTTTTGTACCCAATCCATAAAACTAAGATCTTCATAGTCTATTTCCTGCTCTGTCATTTTTCTTTCTATTTCTTGTATCATTTACTGTTTTTTCCGAACAAAGTTTTTTCGGTTATTATTACAAATTTCCAACCTCTATTTTCACAGTAGTCCTTAGCTGCTTCCCATTTACTTTTGTTTATTATATAAGTTGCTATTTGTTTTTTTAGTCCACTCGTCATTTTCTTTCCCTCGACAACGAGAGGTTTTTCGGTCTGTCTTTTTGGTTTTATTTCTATCAAATATGTCTTTGTTTTATTTTCTCTGTCCTTAACTTTCATCAAAAAGTCTACAAAATATGTGTGTCTTCGGTTGTCTATGGGGGATATGTACGGAATTCTAACTTCTTCGGAAGACCACTCCAACACATTGGTGTTCTCGTCGCAATATTTCATGAACTTTCTTTCCCACAGTGACCTGAAGATACAGTTTTTATGGTCTCCCTTGTACTTTTGTGGGTTTTTGATTCTATAAAATCCTTTGTAGCTCATGGTATAAATATATTTATAAAGAAAAGGGGAAAATATGCCTATCAGAGTTGATTCTCAGGAAAAGGAATGGCAGAGAAAATTGACCAGTGAGGGAATACAGAGTCTCGCTGGGGATTACCTTCCGGCTTCCTCTTGGGACGATTTCTTGGACAAGAAAGAAGTTCTCCAATTCCCACCAGACTTGGGGTACAACCCAAAACTTGCAAATTACATACTCTTTGACATATATGACACTGGTGGGCAAGCGTTGGAAGTTCAAAGATCATCTTTCATAACAAATTCCGAAAGAGCTTCGAAATTAACTAGTTTACTAGGATCAGGAGATCCTGATACTGGGGAGATAAAACCCAAAGAAGAAGAACTGACAAAGTTAAAAGAGAAAGCAGGAACCCTAGCGGCAGGAGCCGGTTTGGGACTCCTGAGTGGCGGTCTTCTTGGAGCTGTTGGTGGATTC